AACACTTGCTACTGAAGTAGAAAGATTTATGAAAGAGGGATTAACCCCTGCTGAAGCCAGAATTTCTATACGTAATACCCAAGCATATAAAGATAGATTTAAAGGTAACGAAGGTCGTATTAAAAAAGGATTAGCAGTTTATCAACCTGACGAATATCTTGCAGCAGAAGAAACATATCGTAATCTTTTACTAGCAAATAATCTTCAAGACCTTATTAGCAAAAATACAACTGATTCATTTATTTCTGGTGCAGTATCTGCACAAGAAGTACAAGACAGAATCCAAAATGTATTCACTAAAATTGATAACGCTGACCCAACATTAAAAGGACAACTAGGTCAATACTTTAGTAGTTACGGTATTGCAGACCCTAACTTACAACGTTCTCAATTAGCATCCGCTTTACTAACTGGCGAGACTTCATCAATGGCGTTAGAGCGTCAATTAAAGAAAGCACAATTGCGTGCTGGTGCTCAAATGTCTGGTGTAACAATTGCTGAAACTGGTGTTGAATCACTACAGAAGCAATTAGAAGCGCAAAATGTATCTGATGTTTATGGTGTTGCTAAGACAGGATTTAGCACACTTGCTCAAACCCAAAGAGAAACTGAAAGACTTGGTGGAATATACGGTGCTGAGCAAGCACCGATGGCAGAAGAACTTCAACAAGAAGCCTTCTTTGGTTTGCAATCACAAAGACGTAAGAAATTACAAGAGAGAGAAAGAGCCACATTTGGTGGACAAGCAGGTATTTCAACTGCTGGTCTAGCCAAGAGTACAACAGGTTCGTTCTAACAATAGACCCTCAGTAGGACCCACCAGCCCCTACGAGAGTAACAAGACTGGTAGCAAGAGCCATTATAAATCCCCCCAGATTTAACGTGAGGCTTGCGACTAACAACAAAGAATGGGAGCGTTGCGATGAGCAACAACTATCAAGACTGGGAAGATGACGAAGAAGATGTTATCCCTAGTCAACAATCAGAAAGCGATTTATTAAAGCAACTTCGTAAGGAGTTAAAGAATAAATCAAAAATGCTTTCCGAAATGGAAGGACAACTTTCTTCGATTAAGACTGAGCAACGTCAAAACGTTATTAAGTCAGTTCTTGAAAGTAAGGGCGTAAGTCCAAAAATAGCAAAATTTATTCCTGCAGATATTGATGCTTCATCTGAAGCAGTAGATAACTGGATTACGGATAATGCTGATGTTTTTGGATTGACAGTACAGACGCCCGCTGATGTGAAGCCAGACTTGGCTACACTCAGACAAATCGATTCTGTTACTGCAAATGCCCAGTCTCCTGCTGGCTTGGATGATATATATTTGAGATTACAAAATGCAGAATCTGCTGAAGAAATCACAAATATGATTTTCCAACAAGGTGGAGAGATTTAGGCTCTAACTACTAACTAAGGAAATAACCGAAATGCCTAATGCATTTTCCGCACTATCTGGCGGCGTTGCAACAACTAACGGTGGTCTTGGTGGCGGTCAATATACAAGCGCAGACAACGTAGGAACCTTTACACCATCTAATGGTGCAGGTCTCGTTCAAAAGGCTTATGACCGTCTAGTTGAGTTCGCACTTCGCTCTCAACCATTACTACGTTCAGTCGCTGACAAACGTCCAGCAAGACAATCAATGCCAGGTTCATCTGTAGTATTCCAAATCTACAATGACCTAACAAAAGCAACAACTCCACTATCAGAGCAAGTTGACCCTGATTCAGTAGCGATTGGTACACCATCTGCTGTAACCGTAGTTCTTAACGAATACGGTAACGCAGTATTGACCACACGCAAACTGCAATTGATGTCACTTGCTGAAGTTGACCCAGCAATTGCAAACATTGTTGCGTTCAATATGGCTGACTCAATTGATGAAGTTGTTCAAACCGAACTTCGCGGTGGAACAAACGTCATCTACGCAAGCAACGCTTCAGGCGTTCGCGCAACAGCGACAACTAACGTTACTGGTTCACATACTTTGAAAGCAGCAGACATTCGTCTTGCTGTTGCAAAGTTACGTGCAGGTAAAGCAGTTGCTCGTAAAGGCAGCCTATACTGGTGTGCAATACACCCAGAAGTTTCACACGACCTTCGTGCAGAAACAGGCGCTGCTTCTTGGAGATTGCCTCACGAATACCAATCAAATGCTGAAATCTGGGCAGGAGAAATTGGTAACTTCGAAGGTGCATACTTCATCGAATCACCACGTATGTACAACGCCACCGATGGTGGTTCAAGTGCACGCGTGTTCCGTACAATCCTTGCTGGTCAACAAGCACTTGCTGAAGCAGTTGCTGAAGAACCACACGTGGTTATCGGAAACGTTACTGACAAATTGATGCGCTTGCGCCCAATTGGTTGGTACGGAGTATTAGGATTCAAGCGTTATCGCGAAGAAGCCTTGTACAGAATTGAATCTTCATCCAGCATTAACGCTGCATAGTTAGATTCACTTAACGGTAGCCCTCGCGTCAAGTGGGGGCTACTCTTATTCAAAGGATTTTAAATTGCCAATATTTTTCCCACCCACAATTGAAGAAGGACCAGCAGGTTTTGGTCTATTCTATCGTTACAAGTTAACTCGTGGCATTAGTGTGTTAAAAATTGGTAATACATATTACAAACTTAGAGTTCCATCAACTGACCAAATAGATTCTGCTAGTGAGTACTATGCAGGAGGGCACGAATATGAAGTTACCTCAAACCAAAAGACTGCACTTATTAACGCTGGCATCGGCATTACTGAAAGTAACTTCGAAGGATGATAGAGAACATCCTAGTCGCAGGTGCGACTGCATCAGCAATTGCTTCTGTGTTTTTTGTGATTGCTCCAACAGTTCGAAAGACTCGTTCTATGATGGAATGGTTGGAAAAATTTCGCCGCGATTGGGAAGGCGAGCCTGGTGGTCCAGGTAGAGACCCTGTTCCAAGTGTGATGGAAAGATTGAATAGACTTGATGGCGAATTAAGCCACAATGGTGGTTCTTCTATGAAGGATGCTATTGAAAGAATTGAGAAAGCGTTAGGGACAAAGAATGAGTTTACACAGAATTAGAAAACATCCAGAGTTCGTTGAAGGATGCTTTGGTTGCAAGGCTTCTACAGTTGACTTGAACGCTGGTGAAGCAACGAGTAGGATGGATATGTCCTCTAAAAAATGGGACAATGAACTTGCGTTATATCGTTCGGCTAGGGCACAGGGTATTCAACCTGATACCACTAAAACGAAAGATATACGTAGGGCAATAGATGTATCAAACAAAACAGGTCAAGCATACGGAGCATAATATGTACGGTAGCAAAAAAATGCAAAACAAAAAGATGATGAGTATGATGTCAAAAATGGATTCAAAGAAAAAATCAAAAGTCAAAATCAAGAAAACAGGAAAGAAGAAATAATATGTGTACAACTTGTGGATGTAACTATCCTAATTTAGAGCACGCTATGGCTAACGCTAAAGGTAATAACCCAATGGGTATGCCAATTGCACCTAAGCCATCAAGCATTGAAAAAGCAACACCTAAGAAACCGAAAGGGAAATAATAATGCCAACAAGAGTATCAAAAAGACAGGCTGCAAAAGGACCTGTTAAAGTCAAATCAAGCACAATTGGTGCTATCAAAAAAACTGGTATGACAAAAGCACTAGGAAACATCACACCAGCACAACGTAAGAACGCTGCATATATGACAGGTTTAAAACGTATGTACGGTGCTGCAAGAGTTAATAAGGCTCTTGGTAGTGGAAATAGAGCAGTTCCAGTTGGTGGAGTTATGGGAACCAAAAGAGCGCAAGTTATGGCTGGTCCTGTACGTTCAACAATGAAAAAGACTGCTGCTAAATCAACTTCTGCAAAGAAAACCACAAAAAGGTCTTTTAAGAATGGTAAAACATTCTCAGAGTTTATGAGTACAAAAACTAAGAAGTTTGGTACACCTAACTAATAATGGCTAAATCACCTGCTTGGACACGTAAAGAAGGAAAGAATCCTAAAGGCGGACTAAACGCTAAAGGTCGTGCTTCATACAATAAAGCAACTGGTGGGAATCTTAAACCTCCTGTCAAAGCAGGTCAAGCCAAAAAATCACCTAAGTCTGCATCAAGACGTAAGTCTTTCTGTAGTCGTATGTGTGGTATGAAGTCTAAACGTACTTCTTCTAAAACGGCACGTGACCCTAATTCACGTATAAACAAATCACTTAGAGCGTGGGACTGTAACTGCAG